TTCAGAGTCAGCTGTGGTGCTGTCCGCATGGGACAAGGCAGACCGTGACCAGTATTACGCAGCCACCGGGCGCGAAGCCCAAGGCTCAATGACCGTGCTGCCCCCGCTCACATCCATTGACACCATGGGGCCCTTGCTCACTACGGCGTTCTGGATGGCAGGGGGCGCTGTGGCCGCGGTACATCCTGACGTGTCAATGCCAGAAGACCCGGCTGGGGTCATGCTTGAGATTCTTGGTGTCTGGAAAGACCTCGTTGGTGGTCCCGTGCCAGAGATGTTGGAGTTGGCCAGCCAAGGCCCAGATGGGGCAGGCCGCACGCGGTCAGCATCCCAGGGGGCCATCGCCAAGTGGGAGCTCGTCAGAGGCGTCACAGGTGTCAACCTTGGGTTGGCGACGGCCAATGCAGATGGCACCGGGGGCACAGAGATGTCCACGATGCTCCGCGCGTTCGATGCCCTGGTGCCCGCGATTGGGGGTGAACTGACAGACATCTTCTCCTCTGTCAGCAACAACCCACAGTACGAGGATGAGTTTATGAACCACTACTTCGTGGCAGTCAAGCACCTGCTGGGCATCCGTGAATACCCACAGGATGTGGAGACTCAAGTGGGGCGTTCCAATGCCCGTGTTAGTGCTGGTATGTCACGCGCTGTTGACCTAACAGAGCGCACCAACGAGTATACTCGAATCCAAGATGGAGAGAAGTGATGGCCGCCAGACCCGCGAATGCAGACAAGTGGAACGAACAAGAATCATGCCGCATGTACACGGAGGGTGCCATTGAGAAGTTCGACCTCTGTGCCACGGTGGGGCTCAATGGGGCTTCGGCCCTGGTAGCCCCAGCGGACAACCGAACAGTGCTGGCCTCTGAAGGACGCCTGCTCATCAGCGTCTACGCCCGGGGCGACTCGGGCCTGTCGCGCGGTGTCCCCTGGGCGCTCATCAAGGCCGCCGAAATCAAGGACCCTTCCTTGCTCGAGGCGAAGGTGGGCACTCGGTTGTACCTGGGTGAAGATGGTAAGCCCACCGTGACCAAGCCCACAGCCAAGAACCGGGCCAAGCGCGTTGTTGGCAAGGTCATTGAGGGCGGCATCATGCTCACACCCAATGAGGTGAACTGATGGGCAACCGGCAAAAGGTGGGTGTCAGCGCGGCTGCTGCACTCTCCCTGCTGACCACAGCCAACCTCATCATCCCTGTCGGGGCCAACACGGGCGTTGTCGCGTCCGCTGAAGCGCTGCCCGGTGGGTTCTTCGGCGGCTGGGTTCACCTGCCTCTGTCAGCCATCGCTGGTGGTGCTGCTACTGCCACTGTCTACCTGGCAGCAGATGCAGCGGGTGACATTCCAATCACCACTGCCGAGACAGTAGCCATCACCATCGGGGCCACTACGTCCACATCCGGTGCTGTCAACATCAACTGGAATCTGCCGGTCATACGGACGAACCAGTGGGCAGGGGACAGCCTGTACATGGTTGTGAAACTCGACGCGGGCACGGCGACCTGCACGGTTGCGCAACTCTTCTGGACACTGCGAGGCTAGGCCATGGCAATCTTGAACAAGTATGTCGTATGCCCCGTACCGGCTGACGATGACCCAGTGTGGGCTTTGGTCGTGTCCGGGGACAACCTCACTTACTCACTAGATGGGGGGCGGGTTATCCTCAAGTGGCCGGGTTCTGAAATGCCCCCCGAGGCAGAGTGTGCCCGGCTGAACGGCACCTGCTACAACTCTACGGAAGTGCTGGTCGTTTTGGCCGGGGCTGATTGGAAGCCTGCTGAAGCAGTAGTTGGGGGTAAGTGATGTTTGAGCTCTTTGGGCTATTGACTGCAGGCCTAGCTGTCACGCCGATGGCTGTCCAGCTAGACGGCGTGGACGAGTCCATCACAATCGGCGCGCTGTTCGCTGGACGAATCACCGGCAACAGGACCGACCCTTTTTCCTGGGGCATCAGCGCGCAGACGACGACAGGTAATGCGGCGCTTGTGGGGCTCGATGCGGGTGGCGCGGCCTTCGATGCGCCTGCGTACATGCAGACAGTTGGTGATGTCGGCTTTCGCAGCGCGGCTAAGCGCACATCGTCCCGCATCTATTTCGACAGCACCACATCCGGCACCGTCTCATCCGGGGCCACCTTCCGGGGCGCAGCGGTATGGGATGGGGCAATGACCGAGCCCCGAGTGTTCGTTGACGCAGCGCAGAGCGCCGGTGGTCTCGCAGCCTGGTATGGGTCCAACACATCCACGGGCGCGGAAGTGCTGTCAATCGGCATTATGTCTGGGGCTTCCCGCTTTGCGGGATACGTGTGGGCTTTCTGGTGGTGTCCGGTCGCAATGTCGGACGCACAAGTGAGCGCACTGGATGCCTTGATTGCAGCTGGTACACTGGCATCCTATACAGCCGCCCGTGATTACCTGCTCGCACTCTCGGCAGATTCAGTGTTCATCCCGGTACTGTCCACTGACAGTACCGACAGTGCAGCAGGCGGCTCACTTCAGGACATGTGCGGAAACTTCAATGGAACGCCAGTCAACACCGAAGCCGTGCGCCTCGTTGCCATCCCATAACGCCCGGAGCCTCCATGAAACTGATACTGAACCTCCATGCTGAAGACCTCGATGACCAAGTCGAATCCCTAGTCGAAGCCGGGCTTGCCCGTGTTGAAGCCCAGGAACACGTCGCTGCATTCCTACAGAGTGCTGTTGAACAGGACCGGGCCAACGCGGACCTGCTGGACACGATGTTCAACTTCAACGCCCTTGGCTCTGTCGGCGCCATCATTGAGAAGCGCGACGACAAGTTGTTCCTGGCCATCCTGACCGGGCTTCGTAAGCTCCGTGAGTTGCTACGGAAAGACCCACAGCGCAAGGCGGCGCGTAAGGCCCGCAAGGCAAAACGAAAGAAGGCCCGCAAGGCCCGGAGGACAGCCCGCAATGACTGAACCCATGTTGGAATGGTTCACCTTTGAACACCTACCAGCGCACTTGAAGGTGGTTTCCGCCCCCTTCTGTGAGCTCGCTGCGCACACTGCGGACAGCTTGCCCCGCACCCCAGAGCGGACAGTTGCGCTGCGTAAGTTGCTCGAGGCCAAAGATGCTGCAGTGCGCTGTGCCGTCAAGGCCCGCAAGGAGAACTCGTGAACCCAGAGCCCATCGTTGATTTCATTACCAGCCAGGCATTCCTGACACTCGTGTCACTTTTCTTCAGTTGGGCCTTGACCCAAGGTGTGAAGAAGTGGAAGCCCGGGCTCGACAAAGGGGCCATTCCCCCCATTGCAGGAACCCTAGCGACCATCGTTGCCTTGGCCCTGGTCGCCGCAATCAATGCCATCACACCCGCTGCCCTGCCCTTCTGGGCCACGGTCCAACTCGGGCTTTCAGCCGGCATGGGTGCTGTCATGGCACACTACTCACCGAAGGCCCTTGGCAGCGGCACCAGTTATGTCATAGCATGGCTGCAATCTGCACACGGGCAGAAGTAGCCACTACCCCACCCACCTGTGAGCCCTCCATGCCCAAAGTCTACCCTCACCTGATTGTAGATTACGGCCATGGGGGGCTTATTGATGGGGTGTACCAGACCCCGGGCAAACGGTTCGTGTTCACCTTCAGCACTAGTCCGGTGGTGTTCTTCGAGGGCGTGCAGAACAGAGTCATCGCAGCGGGCATTATCAATGACCAACTGTCCCTTGGGCGCAAGGTCTATGACTGCACAGCGGGCGTATGGCGCACACAGCCCGTGAAGTGGTGGGACCTCGAGCAAGAGGATGTTTCACTTAGCACCCGTGTCCGCCATGCCAACCAGCCAAGCACCCGCACGGGCTTGGGCATCTCCATCCATTCAAACGCAATGGGCATGGTGCATCAGGGCACCGGGACAGAAGCCACAGGCTGGGAACTCTTCACCAGCCCGGGTGAGACCCAGTCCGACCGGGCTGCGAGCCACATGGGGCGCCAGTTGCAGGCCCGGGGGGTTAAGGTCCGGGCCGACTACACCGATGGTGACATTGATAAAGAAGCCCTCTTCGCCGTGGTCAAGCAGACCGATGGGGCTTTTGTCCTCGTTGAGCATGGGTTCCACTCCACCTGGGAAGAGGCCAGGCGAATGCTGAACCATCCCGAGAAGATTGTTGCTGACTACGTCCATGCACTCGAGGGCCTTATTAAATGAGTGACGCAATACTGACCGGCATCAATCGGCTGCAAGGTGACTTCGCTGACTTGAGAGTCGCACAGGCGAAAACTGACGAGCGTGCATCAGGGGCCTTAGAGTTCCGTTCAATGGCGATGGGAAAGTTCTCCACATATGATGCAGACATCTCCGACCTCAAGGCCAGCGATGCCAGCCAGGCATCGAAGATAGATGCCATCCTGGCGAATACAGCTGCAATCAAGGACAGGGAAACCATGGTGACAGTCATCGCCAAGAATCCCAGAGTTGCCGCCGCGGCCTTCGTAGCCCTGCTGGTCTTCATCCTGTTCTTGAGCGGTGCCCTGCATTCCTTCTCCGGGGAAGCCCTGGGCAACAAGGTCGGCATCAATGCAGCAAAGGCAGTGGCCCCCATTGAGCCCCAGATAGAGTCAGATGGCTCACCTGCCCTAGAGCCCTAGCGCGTCTTCGTAAGGCATCCGGTAGAACCTAACGAGCTCCAGTGCCCGCGTGACAACATCCCGTCTGACCTCTAGTCGGTGCGCCCATTCCTTCACTGTCAAGTCTGGCCCCAACACACACAAAACCCGGGCAACGTCTTCAAGACGTGCCCGGGCTGCGATTTGTTCAGCGGTCAAGCTACCAGCCTTTCGACGCCATCTTCAATGGCTTGAATCCGTCCATCGGGGCGCCACGGGGCTTCGTCACACACTGAATGAACGTCACACCCGGGCACTCGCGAAGTGCTGTGGCCAGGTAGTTCAGGTGGTCCTTGTCAATGGACTTGTCTGGCGTGATGATGAGGGGCAATGGCATGTTGGCCAGCTTAATCATAGACTCTGCAGCAACCCGACAGAACGCGGCGTGCATGATGACACGCTGGGCGCCTGACAAAGACGGGCGCTTCTCGGTACCATCAGTGCCAATCTCCGGGACCCCTGCGAGCTTGATGTACACGGGCTTCGGCGTGAACTTCGACAGTGCGTTCTCAATGGCTTCCAGCTTGCTCTTGACCTTCGCCAGAATGATGCCATCGGCCTTCTTGATGCGCGCCACTGCGCCCGCAATCACAGCCTTGGTCTCGGCTACCAGTTCTTCATACCGGGCAATGGTGGACCGTGGCACTGTCACACCTTCACCACCACGGGCCTCGAGCTTTTCATGCACAGAAGCGTGACGGGCCCCAATCACTTCTGGGTCGGCTGTCTGCCCACACACACCGCACTTCGGCATGTTGTTGGCCGCCTGGAAGTTCATCAGCGTGTCCATTGCCTGCAGGACAGCCGCCTTTTCCCCGATGGCAAGCCCGTTGAGCGTATCAAGCACGGGCTGGTATTCCTTCAACAGCTTCTCCGCGTCCTTCTTCACTTCGGTTGCAGCAGCAACTTCGATGAGGGGTGCCCGGTCGTGGCTGGCTAGGATGTAGGTGTACAGGAAGGTCACAAGAGTCTTCTGGTTGCCCTTGGTCGCGGCCTCCACTTCTGTCCACAGGTCAAGGAACTCAAACGCTGGGCCTTCAATGTGGCTCTTGCCATCACGGACGGCAACCTTCGTCACCGTGCCCGAAATCTCAACCCCAAGGTTGCAGGTGACCGACGATGCGTCCCGGTGCAGGGACCACTTGGTGTGCAGCGTAGACGTTGGGCTGCGGCCCGCTACGTCGGTCGCCTTGACACCAAGTGCGTCTTGCACGGCGTTGAGCAGCTTGGTCTTGCCAGAACCGTTGGGGCCCACAAGTAGGAATTGGCTGCCATTGAGGTTGGCCGTTATCTCTTCCGGCTGCGCATGGTTGTAGAGCAATTTCTTAAGGCGGACTGTGCGGTACTGGACTTCGGTGTCGGACATGATGTCTCCTGTTGGGTGAAAGCTATCTACTGTGCTGGGGTCAGTTCGTGTGTCTTGGCCTGTCGCACTGTGTCTGTGGCTGTCATGCTTCCTTCACGGGCAGCACAAGGTCTGCGATGTTGCACCCTGCCTTGGCCATGCGCCCGAACCACAACGCCATGGACTCATCGTCCTGTTGGCGCGGCAATTCCTTCTGCAACCTGCGTTCTTCAAAGCGGATGGAAGTCTCAAGGGGCCCGGGGAGGTCCAACCACGGGCTACTCTCTGCCTCTGCCGTGAAGGTCACATCCAACTGCGGGACCGTCACCACCATGTCACGGTCGAGGATGGCAGTGGCGGCAGCAGCATCTTCGTTGCGCACCCGGAAGTACAGAGCATCGTGGCCCTGAATGACCAAGCCCGTGGTGGGGTCAGCCCCGATGAGGCCTGCCCGGGTCAGCGAGCGCAGTGCCTTGAACATGCCCATGTGGACAATGGCCGCGCCGCCAAACTGGACCTCTGTATTGATGACCGTGTTGTACTCTTCCCCGTTGGCGAAGTGCCGCTTGAGGTCCCACACCGTCTCTTGAATGAACCCACAGTCCCGGTACTTCTCAATCTGGTTGTCCCACCAGCGTTTAATCTCGGGCACAGCCTTGAGCCACCGCATGTGGATGAACCGAATCTCTGCCAGGGACCTGTGCCGATGGGCAGGTGACTGGATGATGATGCCGTGAATAGTCTTGAGCGAAGCCCCATACAGCGCACCATAGGTGAACGTCTTGATGAGGTCCCGCATGTCTTTGAACTTGCCCTTGCCCTTCTTGCGCGGGTCGGTCGGGGCCCCCTGGCGGTTCCAATATTCCTGGCCAAAGACCAGCTGGCCCGTGAGGTTGTGCGTGTCAATCTCATCGTCTTTGAATGCGTTGAGGTACAGCTTGGCCCCAGCGAGTGCAGCCAGGTAGCGGAGCTCCAGCTGGTCGTAGTCGATGCCGATGAACGTGTACCCATCGCCCGCGTAAAAGCAGTCCCGCAGGTAGTAGATGATGTTCTGGAAGTTGGGCCCGCTCGAGGACAGACGCCAGCCGACAGTGCCCGTGGCGTTCCAGTCTGGGTACATGAATCCATCCCACACCCACGGGCTTGAGGGATGCCACTTGTCAATGAAGTAGGACAGGGCTGTGCTGGCCTTGCGGTAGGCCCGGAGCTCATCGACGTACGCCTTGGTCGCAGCGGGCACAGTGGGGTCGCCAAGCAGCATCAGGAGCGCGCTGTCCTTGGTGCTGGCCTCGCCCGTGTCTGTGTACTCCCCGATGGGGCAGTTCCATGTGGTGTACAGCAAGGCCTGCTGGGCTTGCACGGAGTTGGGGTTCATCTCGGGCTTACCCGACATCTGGCGCATCATGCCCGTGTGGAGTCGCTTGGCCTTCTCGAGTCTGACCTTGTGAAGCCCGCGGCGGAACTCATCGACTTCCAGTCCCAGCTTGTGCATGGAGACAGCCACACGCTGAACGCGGGTGCGCCTCTTGTACAGGTGCAGCTGGCCTTGGTCCCGAGCCTTGTCACGCACGATGGGCAGCAGCCGGGACGTGATGCAGATGTCTCGAGCACAGTAGAAGAACAGTTCCGCGTTGGTCCTGGCTGTGACCGCTGTGTGCTCTGACTTCCACGCGGGCGCATCGAGGTAGAAGGACGCCGCTGCGCCAAGGCCCTGGAAGTATTCGCTCATCCCCAACTTCTGCAGCACCATCCCATCGAGGTAGAGCAGGCAGGTGACACCCAAGCGGGCTTCGATGACCATCCTGTCGTAGTAGCCGTTGTTCCACCCGCCCTTCACGATGTCTGGTCTCACGAAGAAGCGGCGTAGAATCTTGAGTATCTTGACCCACTGTTCCTTCGTGTACCACTTGCTCCACTTCAGGTGCCGCTCACCGGGCTCAACGGACTCGAAGGGCACCACCATGGCCTTGTCCGCATTGCCGAAGCCGATGCAGCGCAGCACATCTCGGGAGGCATCGAAGACGGGCTTGTTGTCGTCGGTGAACTTGGATGCCCGGGTCTCCACGTCGTAGACCATGACCTTGCCAACGTGTTCTTCAATGAAGGCTTCGAGTTCTTCAGGGGTCGGGACCGTGACCATGTCGGGCTCAACCCAGTCGAGCCGGCCATCGAAGTAGCGGAACGCCCGGGCCAGGTCCTTGCGGACGATGGGCTTCCACATGGGGTTGCGCTGCCAGTCGAGCCGAGTGGCGATGAGCAGCTTCCCATCTGCTGTACGGGTCGGGGCCCCACGGAAGGACTGCAGCGAGGGCCCGCGTTCAATGATGTCGGTGCCCAGTGCGGGGTTGCTGGTGCGTGTGCCCGTGGCCTTGATGGTGCTGGCCCCCAGGGCGATGACGTTGTCCACCTGGGCAAGTTCTGCATCGAGCCGCGGGGTGCAGCAGGTCTCGGGCGTAGGGATTGCTGCCTCACCCTTGCGGAGCCGTGCCCGGTTGCGCTTCTTCAGGACTGCGTGGAAACTCTTGGGGTCGTCGTTGGGGTACCGGCACGCAACAACGTAGGTCCAGTTCAGGTCGTGCCGGGTCTTACGCCCTTCCTTCTTGACCATCTGCAGGAGGTCAGCACCCGTGGCACCGACGAAGGGGCGCGTCTTGAGGACTTCCTGCTTGCCCGGGGAGGGTGCAAGGATGACAGTCGGGGCCCCATTGAGCTCACCGGGCACTGGGTTGAACACGCCCAGCTTGCGCAGCTTCGTCCCCAAGGGGCAGAGTTCGCAGTTGGCTTTGTTCAGGCAGGCGACGGCGTCGGGCTGCTCGGTGGTGAGGCTCGACATGGCTAGAACTGCGCCAGGATGGCGACGAGCATCAGGTCTAGTGGCCCCGCTGCGCAGCAAGTCAAGCCCGTAGCGAACACCGACACGATGGAAAGGAACAGTGCCCACTCCACCAGGCCCCCAGGCAGCACCAGCCGCTCATGCGGAGGAGCAGCCCTTTGGGCCTGTAAGCCCCTAGTTAGGCAGAAAAGCCAGGCGAAGCTGAAGATGGTTGCAGTCAGGATAGTGCATATGAGGGCAATTTGAATGGGCGGCATGGTTGACTCCAAAGAGAAAGGGCCCCTCGCCAATCAAACGAGGGGCCCATTGGGGGTTGTGTGGGGCTGCTGTAATGTGGGGAACAACCAGCAGCAGGGCTTACTTAGCAGGAGGCCCAAAGCGCCACACCGCCTAGAGGTTACCCGAGTGCGTCAAGCGGGTCGAGGTCATCAGCCGGTGCTGCCTTGGCAGGTGCCTTGGCAGGTGCCTTGGCAGGTGCCTTGGCCTTCGGCTTGGCGGCTGGCTTCTCTTCTTCAAGCTCAATGTCGCCGTCGAGGTTGAGGTCATCTTCAGCAGGGGCCAGGTCGTTGGAGCCCGCTTCGACTGGCTCTGGGGGCTTGTAGTTCTCGATGCGCTCGGCATACTGGTCGGCTTGCAGGACGATGACTTCACCGTACTGACGGCCCAGGTCCACGTTCTTGGCCTTGTACTCAAAGGCAATCTCGCGGTTCAAGAAGTGCGCTGGCTTGATGGACTTGACCTTAGCCTTGACCGCTTCTTCCTTGTGACCACAGGCCATGTAGAAGGCGAGCCAGAACCCAAGGTTCTTGCTTGTGGGGGCCATCTGGGTCAGCCGCGCTGACTGTCCGATGCAGTTGTCATCGGTGCCCGACTTGATTGTGATGAAATAGATGGCTTGACTATTGGGGCCCACGCTGGTGTCACCCACGCCAACAGAGGTGATGATGCCCTTGAAAAGCCCATCGGTGTCTAGGCGGGCGCCGGTTGCCGGCGTGGTGTCTTTGAAGTCTACGGGGAAGTTGAACGACATTGTGTCGGTATCCTTGGTCTTGGTTGGTGGGCACTAGTTGCCCAGGTAATCTAAAGGGGTGAGCCGCTCGAGGCGAGTCGTGAAACAAACGATGACAGTCCTTCTTCAGCACTGTTGGCTTTGCGAAGGAAGGCACGGGCATGGGCATCCCAGAGGACCCAACGGGCATGGCGCCACGTTCCGCCCTTCTGCTGCAGTGCCTTCTTCAAGGCGACCTCGCCATACTTCTTCAGCACTTCATCGGCGATGGCATCGGGGACGAGCAGCGCAACAGCTGTGGCCTCGACGTACTTCTCCATCCACTCGAAGCCCTTGGGGCGCCCAATGGCACGGCCTGTGTAGGCCAGGGCCTCCGCCATGTTCATGGGGATGCGACCTGCTGTGGACAGCTTGTCCGTCCGGTCTTTCGTGACCCAGCTGGGGTCGGGGCCCACTTGGTAGACGTAAGGCCATGAGCCCCCCAGGTTCTCATCCCACACCGCACGGGCCACAATGCTGGCGAAGCCCGGGTAGGAGTCTGGAAGCTGGTAGCCTGGTACCATAGGGACACCCTTGATTTGGAAGGACTGGCCCTCGATGGGGTTGCCCTCCTTGTCCTTCTTGCCACCGACCCGCGGGGCCTTCTCGTGGTGGGTGAAGTGGGCGTATGCGCTGACGTTCTCAATGACGTCAACGAGTTGCATCACCTTCTTGTAGAGCAGGTCGAAGACCTTGAATCCGTTGGACTCACGGGCCTGGAGAATCAGCTTCTCCTGCTCAATGATGTACTGCATGTCATCGAAGGTGAGGATGGAGACCTTGTCACCGTACTTGCGGGTGAAGTTGATGGCGCCGGTCAGCCCGTTTGTGGGCTCAACACAGCGGCCCCCAAGGTCGATGTCGAAGAAGCTTTGGCACTCGAGCGCAGACTTCTTTGCGTAGAAGGCACCTTCAGCGCCGGAGCCAATTGCGGCTGTGGTCTTGCCACTGCCCGGGACGCCGTAGCTGATTGCGATGGTTGGTTGGACACTAGCGGCCATTATTCAAATCCTCTTGCACAGGTATCGACGTGGGCACAAGGGCCCCATTTGCCATAGCAGGCTTCGTTCCAGACGCCCGGGCGTTCCATTGCTGGCACCCCTTCCCAGCGGTCACGGGCAGCGCGGGACATCTGCACCGTCTGGCGGAAGGTCTCGATGGCGCCCAGTGGAACCTCGTGGATGACACGCTGGAAGGCGGTCTTCTTGCCCTGGGGCATGTTGATGAAGTTGAGGATGACACCACCGAACTTGGCCCCGAAGCGGGCACGGCCCAGCAGGTGATAGCCAATCATCTGGCCTGACAGGCGGTACATGCCCATGATGCGCTTCTCATGCTTGGGCAAGCGGTAGGTCGTCTTGTGGTCTACGAGGTAGACGAGGCCCTTCCAGATGATGATGAGGTCAACACTCTGGCAGTAGCGGATGCGCTTGCCCTCGTGCATCCACGTCACCTGCTGTAGATGCTCGACACCCACGGGCTTCCACGTCTCTGCCCGGTAGAACTTGGCGTAGTCCTCACCAGCTTCGAGGATGCGGTCAGCCCACTCACGTTGGATGGGCCCGTCGTTGCGGACGAGTTCGATGGCCTGCTCTGGCGTGGCCCAGTCATCTACTGGGGTGCCATCAATGCGTGCCTTCTTGCGGGCATAGTGCTGGCCGATGACGGCATGGAACATGGTGCCCTTGACGAGCGGCGCGCGTTCAGTGTCATCAGATAGGACAGGGAGGCGAGGGCACTTGAGCAGGAGCTCTGTGCCATGCCAGCCATCCGGGCCAGATGAGCCCGTGTCTACGAGCTTGGGCATGTTGTCAGGGTCAAGGACCATTGGGGTCACCGTGGTTGGTTGAGGTTGGGCCAGCACTGTATCGTGGCAGGGGGCCAGAATATGTCCGCCTGTGTCTTCGGCGGTCGAGTTTTGTCTAGGAGGGGCTGAAGCCCAGTGCCAAGCACACCTTGTGCAACAGTAGAGAGCTTCAGCCCACAGCGTTGCGGCGGCTTTGCACCGGGGGCACTTGGGCACCCTAGTAGATGCCACCGGACAGCCCGGACAGCATCGCTGTATCCCGGGCTGCTCGGTTTGCTCGAGCTCGAGGGGAAGTGGTGGGCTTGCCCCCGTTACTCACACTGATTGTGTGGGCACGCATGGCCTTGAGGCCCCGACGCTTGGCCCATTGGCGCTTCTGGCGTGCGCCCACGGCCAACTTCTGCTCGTAGGTCCAGCCCTGCACATCCGGGCCCCTCCAGGCCAGCACTTTGTCTACTTCCTGCTTATTCAAGCCCACTGTGGTCAGAATCTTGCGGTTTTCACGGGCTACACGTCCATTCATCGTCTCTCTCCTTCAGTATGCGGCCAAAAGCCGCGCCATTATCTCATCTTGGTCACCGATGAGGGTCAGTTCGACCCCACCAGCCTCGGACTGCACACCCAGCTGGGCTACAGTTGAATCTACCTGTTGCAGCTTGCCAATCAGCAGTTCTGCAACCTCTTCATCGACAGTTCCTTCCGCAATGGGGAAGATGATGAGGACCGAGCGGTCCTGGCCCAGTCGAATGAACCTGCCTTCCCATTGTTCAATCTCTGCGGGTGTCCACGGCAACATCTGGAAGATGACGAGGTCCGTGAACTGCATCCCGTCGATGCCTTCACCGAATGCGGCGCCGGTACCGATGAGACACGCAGCCCCGGGCGTTGACCCGTAGACCTGGCACATCGAGAAGCGTTCGTCCTGGCTATCCTCACCATCACCACTCTGGATGACAGCGTCTACCTTCAGCCTCCGCAACTCCACTTCGATGGCTTCTCGGGTGGACTTCACCTCTTCCTTGCGCCCGGTGAAGATGGTGACGTGCTGCCCGCGGGCCAGGTACTCGGCTGCTGTGGCTGCGACCCATGCCCGCTTGCGGGACGCCGCTTCAGCCAGCTTGGCCTCAAACAACATCTGCTGGCCCTGCTTGGCAGCACGGGCCATGTGCCGCTTGAACGCTGGTGCCCGGGATTGTTCAGCCCTGCGGATGAGGGCCATCTGCCTACGCTTGGGCGGAAGCTGGGCACTCACCTCGTTCTGGCGAACGATGGACACAATCTCCTTGAGCCGTTGGTTGAGCTCACCCTTGTGGGTGGTGCCCGATGTGTCGAGGCCTCCATGCTTGCCCGGCTTGGCGTCACAGTGACGGTGGACGAAGGCCCAGTTGGTGCCCCAACAGTTGGGCTCCAAGATGTCCAGCTGTGACCAGAGGTCCGCGAGGGTGTTGCGGAAGGGTGTGGCTGTCAGCCCCGCACTACGGGCACAGACCTTGGACAGATTGGCCGCGGCTGTGGTGATGTTCACCATCGGGCGCCATGCCACCTCGCCCCTATCACTGACATACTTCTCGGTGCGCTTGTACGACTTGGCCTTGTGGAGTTCATCCCACAGCACCGTCGCGTTGCCACCACTGACGAAGTCGAGCAGGTCTGTGCGGTAGGGCAGTAGCTCCCAGCCGATGCTCACTGCCCGTGTGCCGACAGGGATGGGGTCTTCGTTCGGGTCTTGCCCCTCCATGACATAGACCTTCACGTCACTAATGCGCTCAAGCTCCCGGGCGAACTGGTACTTCACACCTGCCCGGGTGACGATGACGATGGGACCGGGCAAGCCCAGTGCCCAGTAGCAGGCAGCAACCGTCTTGCCCGCACCGCAGGCCCACCACAAGGCCCAGCCTGACGAGTGCCAGAAGCGTTGAATCTCCCGGCGTTGGTACTCGGTGAACCATTCGGCCACCCAGTCATGGGCACCTGGGGGGACAGGGAACTCCGTGGGGGCAGGCAGTTCCGCTGGCCTGGGCTCAATGAACCGGCGCATGTTGCGCGGTGTGGTCAGCACCTTCTGCCCCCACGGGGGCAGCTCGGGGTCTTCATGCCCGGGCATGTGCAGCAGCCCACGGACCTGCTTGGAGAATCTTTGCGGTTGGGGCCTGGCAACACTGATGGTCATGGGGTAGGGTTCCTTCGTAGGTTTCGCGAGTTGCTTCGTTGGTTGGGCTAGAGGGGTGAGTTCTTGGTTGGGGCTCACCCCTCTTCTTCGTCATCCATCAATCGTGATGGGCGCACTGTCACCGCACGGTAGGCTTCATCCACGCCACTGTCGTCGATGAACTTGTCCGGCTTGTACCGTGCTTCCGGGTCGCCGGATGCAGCCTGGGCAATGCGGCTCAAGCGGTAGATGTGTGCCCGGTCGATGCCCCGCAGGGGATGCTCCCGTAGGTTCCGCACGCCCTCCGCTGCGAGTGCATCCACACGGGCCTTGGCGAGCTCACGGTTCTCCTGGGTGACAGGGATGCGCAACAGTTGCAGTGCGCCGTCAATGCCGGGGGCCCGCTGCCATGCCTCAACGAAGACCTCGTCTACTGGGGTGCCGACGTTGCGGAGGGGGTCAAACGCCACTGGGGCCTGCTCCTATTGAGTACATGCCACGGGCCTTGACCAGTCGGTCCCGGCGCGGGGCCAGCACTTCCAGCACCCGCTCGGTCAGGCTGTCACCAGACACGAAGCGTTGCTCTAGGGTGAAGGAGCCATGGCCCTCGTCTCGTGCAGTGTCTTCGGGTGCATTCTGTGTCTGCACATAGCAGTTCACATGCAACTCACCCGAGCCAATCTTGCCCGGGGTGAGCTTGAGGATGGCCACACCACTGGGGGCCATGTCTTCGTTGGGGCTCCGGTACTTGTACTTGAGCTCCGTCTTCTTGGCACACACTACCCACCCACGAATGAGCAGTTGGTCATGCAGGTCCTTGAGCTTCATCACTTACCTCGGGTTAGTGCAGCACTGTAGCCTGCCCCGTTAGCTGGGTTCGTCAGGGTTCGTCATGCTTGGCCACCTAGTTGCCATCGGCATCGAGCATGACGAGGGTGCCGAAGGACTCCCACGCGGTTGGGTGCAACAGCGAGTTCTCACCCTTCAGCAAGTCCCACACACTACGAGTGCGCCAGCGGAGTTGCAGCCAGTCATTGATGCCCAGGCGAATGACACCAGCACGGACGGGCTTACCCCCGAAGGCAATCACGAGGGCTCGCTGTGGTGTGAAGGCACGGCAAGCCCCGAAGTCCATGCACTCATCCCGTGACCGACTTCTGTTGGGGGCGTGACGGCCACAAAGACTGTCCACCATCGGGCACTCTCGGAAGTGCGGTGCACACTCATCCCATGATTGTATCAGTGGGTGTAGCAGGGTCGGCGGACGTGCCCCGCACACACCATCAGCGAGCAGCCCGAGTGGGTCACCTTCTAGTGGGATGAGCAGGATGGTAGCGATGGGGTTGGGCTTGGGTTCAGGCATCCTTCACCCCCATCTTCACACCCTTGGCATGAAGGGCTTGCTTGGCCTGTTGCGTGGCCAGCAGCAGGACATCAAGGGCTTCGGCGCAGTTCTTGGGCACGGTTGCGCGCGCACAGGCTGCGCCCAAATCTGACAGCCTGCCCAGTCGATGACGCAAGAGAACGTGTATATCGGAGGGCGTCAGGTCATTGAGGTTCATGGCGTTGCCTCCGCAACACAGATGCACTGTGCAGTCTTGATGACAGGCTTCCCATCACTCCGGCTTCGGATGCCCTCACACTCATCACACTCGTCAAGGGTGTACTTGCCACCAGACATGGCATGAAACAGGCGCATGACGTTGGCTTGGTCCTTGCGGGTGCTCTTGAACTTCAGTTCAATCGAACGTGCCATCACTCCACCTCCACAGCGGGCTCGAAGCCGAACGGGTAGTCACCGGGCCAGGCACAGGTGCAGTAGAGGTAGCCGGGCTCAAGCGTAGTGTACACCAGAGCGCCCCCGTGTTCAGCGCAGAAGGCAGTGCAGGCTGCGCGCCGGGCGTAGGGCTCGACGGGTGGAGGTGCAGAAACAACAACGGAAAAGCCTTCAGACTGGCCAGCGCAGCCCGTGTTGGCTGCAATGATGAGGCAGGCCAGGCCGATGAGGGCAGTGAGCATTGCGTAGTGAGGTAGCTGGTTCATGGGTTGGGGTCCGTTGGTTTACGGGGTGGCAGTGGTGGGCTGGGTCGGCCCGGGGCGAACAGGGACCAGAGGGTGAAGGCCACAACCCAGACGCCGACGAAGGCAAGGGCATCATGGGTTGGGCCCCACCACTCGGGCATCACGCGCTGGCCTTCTCTTCCGGCAGTTCTTCATCAGCGAAGTAGGCCGCATGGACACGGTCGAGGGGGTCAACCTCACGGAGCCGCACCTTGATTGCAGCCTCCAGCATGTCCTCATCCTCACCACGCAGGTCCAACTTGAACACAGCACGGGCGATGACGGCAGCGTAGTCCTCCAACGGAATGCGGTAGCCCCGTTGGTAGAACTTGAGGACACGGAGGAGTGAGCCCCCAGGTTCTTCTTCCCGCCGCGGACTGGTGTAGACCAGGCGCTTGGCAGCGAGGTCAGCGTAGTAGTTGGGATGGCACCGGCTCTGCCAACGCCCGTCTGCGAACCAGATGGCGGCCTTGGCAATGGTGAAGTCGAAGGACTCCATCGCATCCTCGGGCTTCACGAAGGGCCAGCGGTGAATGACCTGCACAGCGGTAGTACCCCCACGGATGGTGTAGGCGTTGTCGCTGTGGTAGAACTTGGCAGGGTCACCCCCTGCGAGGGTCAGGGCCAAGTGCCCCGCTGCCTCGGTGCTCGGTGCCATGAGGTCAATGTCGTTGACGGGCTCATTGGCGATGATGCTGCGCAGGTAGCCCCCTGCCAGGAACACGCCGCCACCGATGAGCAGTTCACGGACGTTCTTGGGGAGGCATCGGACGGCACGAATCAAGTCGTGTCGGTTGAGTTCAATCATGTGGAGTCTCGTTGTTGGGGGTCAGGCTCAACAGCCAGCCAAGCCAGCAGCTTGGCGAGCACTTCGGGTTCAAGGTAGATGACGGTGGTGGCCAGGTCGCGTTCGTGATGGCCCGTGGTCAAGATGACCTCGCCGTCGAAGCGTCCCGGTGAGACGTAGGTTCCGTCACCCAGGTAGGTGGGCTTGCGTTGTGGCATCAGGAACCACCAGCAAAGATGCGACCCAGCTGTTCACGCCGGTAGTCTTCAGCCGCTTCCGCCACTGCATCCCAGGCGAACTGCTCGTCTTCGGTGAGGTTGTTCCACTTGATTTCGTGGTAGAAGTTTTCTTCCACATCACTGTTCTCACAGTAGGCTGCGAACAATCGCTTGGCTAGTTCAAGGTTCTCCATCACTCGTCTCCAATGCTGGGCGGTACCCAGCGGTATGTGCCACCACCCAAGCGTTCAAACACGTCGCGTCTTACGGCGCGGGCTAGGCTGCTGGCGATGGTGCCCCTTGGTATGGCAGGCAGGGCGAGGGTTGCCTCGTGGCGCGTGAAGGTCTTGTGCTTGCGCCCATAGGCGAGCACCTTGTGGTACTGGAGGGAGCCCCGATGCGCTGGGGCCAAGGGGCATATCAGCTTCCAGCGAGACACCGTGAGCAACAGACCTTGGCCACTATGGTCTATGGCTTGCATGTAGCTCCGCGCAGTGGCGGCCTCCACCAGCATCTCTTTCTCTACTTCCCGCCTAGACATAGGGCGGTCCAGCTTGTTGAGGTGTGCCACCAGGGCACTGATGGCTTCGGCTCGTAGCCTTGTCTCGAAGCGCATGCACTTCATGGTTCACCAGTCGTAGGTTGGGAGGTTGGAGCAAAGGGTGGGGGTGACGGGAATCGAACCCGCGACATCTGGCTTTCAGCGGGCCCAAAGGGGTACCACCTACTTAACGCCGGGGTTCTTCCAACTGAACTACACCCCCATGATTCAACTACACCGGGGGCAGGAGCCAAGCCCGGTGACAGACTAAGACAGCACTAGGGGCTACCCAGCAACGCTAGGTGTGTGACGATGGATGCCTGCTCGGTGGCACCCAGCACCCAGCGAGCGTGCTGCACATGGGCAGCGTGCAGCTGGGCAGTGGTGATGTTCACGGATGCCCGGTGTGCAGCCTGACGGCGTTCAGCCCTCGTCATGCGGTAGCTGGCCAGCAGGTCACGCCGGGTCAAGGGGGGCAGGTCTTCAAGTCTCATGCCCTACCCAACAGGCGGGTCAGGTTCGCACGCCAGTCCATCTCATCGTAGATGACCCAGCATCCATTGCCGTAGGTCACATGGTACAGCCAGCGTTGAGGGTTGCCGGGGTTGCAAGGCACCACTGCTGTCACCACACCCAGGCCACCAATGGCTACGTCTCGTTGCTCACCTTCCGGTGACTCATCGCACGTCGGGTACTTGGCGTGCACTTGGTCACCGAGAGTGAAGGCAGCGAGGCCAAGGCGAGTGGCCCCGGTGTGGATGCCAAGCTCCCGGAAGGCAAAGTTCATGCTCTCAATGTGAGGCACCAACTCCTGCTTGGCCCGTGTGTCCGTAGTCATCGCTACTGCCCAGTCCACCATGGCTGCTGGGTTGGGGGTCAAGTCACCCATCAGGGTGAGCAAGATGACGGCGTCGTCGATGCTGCCGTAGAGGTAGCAGTTGGGTTGGAGTAGGCCGGACAGCTTGCCCTTCGGGTCGAACAGGGCGCAGAACTCTGTGTCGTGCCAACCTGTGTTCTCGAAGTCGAGCTCGAAGGTGTCGGTGCCAGCGTCATAGCTGCACTGGTCGAGGCCATAGGTGTCGGCCAAGACGCGAAGGCAGTCATCAACTGGCGTGTCGGCGAGGCCCATGTCCCCCAGTTCAAGGGTGTAGAACAGCATGGACAGGCCCACATCAGGTGTGAACTCGATGTGGTCACTGGTATGCTCGAATGTACTTCCCATCACTCACCGCCTACGGTCGGTGCAATGGGGATGTGCTTGCGCACAATGGCAGCATTAGCAGCAGCAGCAGCAGCACTATCAGCAACATAAGCAACACCAGCAACATAAGCATCACCAGCAGCAGCAGCAGCAGCAACATAAGCACCACCAGCAGCATAAGCAGCACCACCAGCAGCATGAGCATCAGCAGCATAAGCAGCAGCAGCATCAGCAGCACCAGCAGCAGCAGCGCGCAAGTCTGATTCGCTCACATCGTCACCTGCTGCGAAGCGTTCCGCTAGTTCGATGGCTGCTAGGGGGCGCAGTTCGCCAGCCGGTACAGAACCCAACACACTTCGGGCAGCCTCACAGGCGATGCGAACGTACACTTTGTGCCACTCATCCCCGCGAGGCATCCCAGGGTTCAGTCGTGAGTGCAGCCACAGCAGCCAGTCACCTCGGGGGCAGGTGTCCCAGGCTTCCTGCCAGTCCTTCTGTTTGTGCAGCCATTCACGAGCTTCCATACAGGGTCGAAGGTGACGAATCTGCTCATTGATAGTCAGCGTTGTGTCGGTTGTCTCGGTCTCTTCTTCCATCACTCACCTTCCTTTGTTGCTTCGCGTAGTTTGTCGAGTGCCCGGTTGCGTTGACGTGAGGTCAGCCGTCCGTTGGCATAGCCCCGAAGGTGCCGGGCAAAGGCACCAATGGAGGGGAAGTCCCTGCCCCCGTAGGTCACAGGGCGAGCGGGCTTAGGTGTGGCTTGGTCAGCCATCACTCACCTCGGTATTGCAGGGCTTCGATGAAGACAGCAGCAGCATCAGCCGCCATGTCATCGTCCGTCTGTTCGCTCGCATCCTCTTCCGTGTACTCATGGTCGTTGTCACCCGTGTTCTGGTTGTCCACCATCATGGAGGCAACCCTGTCGAGTGCATCATCGTAGCCAGCGGGCAGGAACATCCAGTACCCGGCTGTGTCATGCTGCCAGCAGGCAAGCTCGGTCACACGCCACTCATCAGGGCAGGCGTTAGCCAGTAGACAGCTACCTATTGAGTAGATGGGGTCGTACATGGAGCTATGCCAATGGTGCAAGGCCGCAGCCATATCGTAGGGTAGGAATAGCATCCTCCTGACCACCATCCGGGCACGCCGATGCGTAGCCCGTGCTGTTCGACGGTTAGAGCACTCACCCCCGAGGTCAGGCACGGTGTCATCGTCGTGAAGGTCAGAGTCCTTGGCCTTCTCGTGGGCGTAGTCGTTGTGGCAGACTTGGGTGAGGTAGGTACCCGTTGCATCCAGCCGGGTAGTCACTGTGATGTGC